ATCCATCAACTACGTGGTTTACCCGGTAAACGCCCCCTGAATGCCCTTGAGCCCAAACCGCCAGAGGGTATGCCCCCGTGCCCGCCCCATCTTGATAAACTGGCAAAAGAGGAGTGGGCTAGGGCCGGGGCGATCCTGGATGAAATCGGCCTGATGACGGGCCTGGACATGGCGGTCCTGGCGGGATATTGTCAATGTTATTCTGAGTGGGCCAGGGCTACAACAGAGGTGCAGAAATTAGGGCTTGTATATAAACGAGCAGATGGTACCCCTGGGCTAAATCCATATCTCAGAGTATCAAGGGAATCCTATGACAGAATGTTAAAGGCGGCAGTTTTACTGGGCCTCAGTCCATCTAGCCGGGCTGGGCTGAAGATAAACAAGAAGCCGTCGAAAGACGAGGCAGAGGAGTTTTTGAGGCAGAGGAAATAAATGAAAGGAATAAAATCATGGATGAACCATTTAAAATCCAAATCCAGAATCAAGATGATACAAAGCTATCAGTACATGAGGTGGTTAAGAAAATGGCAAATGAGTTTAAGGATATGCTGGAATTTTATAAATTGGATGCAAAACTAAAAAGGAGTCAATATTCCGCATATCTTGAAGAAGGATTTACAGACGAGCAAGCGTTATTCTTGATTAAATAGGTTGATGATATGTTTATTCTGAGTGCAAATGATTATTATGAAATGAAAGAAAATTTTGAGAAAAATGTGAAATGTAAATATAAATCATGTATTTATGGAAAGAGATTATGGATAGATTTCAAGACACCAGCTACATGTAAGGAAAATTGGCAGAAAAAGGATTGTCTAAACTATATCTATCCAATTTTTGAAATATGACCAAAGCTGAAATCAATGCCATTGAAAAAATAGCCGATAAATATGTCAACGATGTTCTCAGCGGCAAAATCCTTGCTTGCCGGTGGGTTCTTTTGGCCTGCAATCGGCACTTAGGCGATCTCAAGCATGGCAAAGAACGCGGCCTGTATTTTGATCGTGAACAAGCCGCCCATGCCGTCAAGTTCTTTCCATATCTCAAACTGTGGAAGGGGAGGGAATATAAGGGCCTTCCCTTTACCTTGTCCCCACATTTTACCTTCATTATTTGGTGCCTTATGGGCTGGTATAAAAAAGATGGCACTCGGCGCTTTCGTAAGGCCTACATTTCGATGGGCCGAAAGGGGGCAAAAACTTCTATCGCTTCGGGGCTTATGTCCTATTTCTTTTTGGCCGATGGTGAACAGGGCAGTGAATGCTATGCGGGCGCCGTCACCAGGGATCAGGCCAAACTTGTATGGACAAATGTCAAAAATCTCACCAAAAACAGTATCTTTGCCAAGAAAATCGACTATTATAAGCATAATCTTTCCATTGTCGAAACCAATTCCAAATGCGAACCCTTATCCTCAGATGCCAAATCCCTTGACGGCCTTGACACCCATTTTGCCAGTCTTGACGAACTCCATGCCCACCCCACCCGCGAAGTCCACGATCTTCTGGCGGATTCAATAGGCGCACGGTCTCAACCAATGATCCTCATCATTACCACGGCGGGCTTTAATCAGGCCGGTATCTGCTACGAGACCAGGGAGTATCTTACCCAAATCCTCAAAGGCACAATTCAGGATGATTCATTTTTTGGGATCATTTATACGCTCGATGTCAAAAAAGACTGGCCGGATCTCAAAGAACGCAAAGAAGAGCTGAAGTCGGGAGAGCAATATGAGGATGACTGGACCAATGAAGATGTCTGGGTAAAGCCATCGCCAGGCCTCATAGGAATTACGGAAAGCGGCACGCGATTCGGCCTGAATAAAAAGGGCAAGGCTATTCCTGGATATATGACCAAAATCGAGGACATACGGGATAAGGCCCGTATTGCAAAACAGATACCAAGCGCTCAGAATAACTTCTTGACGAAAAGAATGAACCTTTGGACTCAGCAAGAAAATCGGTGGCTGGATCTTGCATTGTGGGATCAAAATAATGTGCGCCCTGTCACGGATCAGCTATGTGCCGGCCGCTTTTGTTATGGCGGCATTGATCTCAGTGCTATTTCAGATATGACAGTTTGGGTGATGATTTTCCCGAATGAACAGGACAAAGATCTTATTGATATCCTGATTCGGGTTTGGTGTCCCGAGGCTAAATTATATGACACCCGTAATAAATACCGTGACCAGTATCAGGCATGGGCAAAGGCAGGCTATCTTATTACCACCCAGGGGGATGCGATTGATTATGATCTCGTTAGGTCTCATATCGTGGCCGATAACCAGAAATTCAATATTGAATCCATGTCAGTTGACCGGGGTTTTCAGGGATATGAATTTTCTCAGAAATTAGACCAGGAATTGGGAGGTAATGAGAAAACTCCTAAAGTTATTGCCTGCGGTATGGGATGGGTATCTATGAATGGCCCGTGCCAGGAGCTTGAAAGACTATTGCTATTGAAAAAATTAAACCACGGAGGCAATCCCATATTACGATGGATGGCAGATAATGTGAGCGTTAAGGTAAACCCCACTGGTGGAGGAAAGTCACCGAATAAAGGGGCATCGCAAGGCAAGATCGATGGTATAGTCGGTATTTTGCTGGCACTTGATCGCAAGTTAAGGCGGCCGGAACCTAGGCGGTCATCTTATGAGGATATGACACCAGAAGAGATAGATAATGCGATAATGACGTTTTGAAAGGAGAAAGTTATGGAAAAAAGAAAAACGCCAAAGGAAGATTTTTTGATGAAATTTCATTCAGTATTAAGCGAATTTGAGGCTATAACTGGAGTCGAAATCCATGCAATAAGAATAGAGCGCGTTCGTATAGACGACATAATAGAATTAGCTGAAAAAACAATAACGTATAAATATGATTTAGAATTAAAATAAAAGAGGTATCATGCAACGAAAAAAGAGCATTGAAGTTGAAAATGAATGCTATTATGGAATGCCAGAAGGTATTGAAATAATGGATATTGCCAAACATAAGTGGGTTATTAGAAAATTCAAGCATGTATCATCACATTTGATGGCCTGTTCAATAGAAAAAAAATTACATCCGAATGGAATCGCGCCTAATAAAGCACATTATTTGCTTAATATACAAAGTGGAAAATTGATAGCACGAATAACACATGATGGCCATCTTTTTTGGGGATGGGTTGCGGGGGGTTATATGGGTGTAAGTTATTCTTTAAAAAATGCAAAACAAGCTGTTTTGGAACACTTGGAATCCTTTAAGGTATAAAATGAAGTCGTTCCAAGATATTGGGAAAAGGGATTTCAGTAATATGGGAGAAGAATGCCCCGTAAAACTAAAAACAACTGAAGGATTAATGAAAGAAGAGCAACATGGCAAGGAGATAAAATGCCAAGACCAAAAGGATCAAAAAACAGGAAAATGAAGAAAACAGAGCAGGAAAAGACGGTTGAATCGAAAATCAGGCCGAAAATAAGCCTGAAATTATTGTAATGCGAGAGGGTCAGAGGATGAGCACAGTATCTGCAAAGTATGCTTTTCCATTTGTCGAGTAAGTATCATGAAACAATACTTCTAATATTGCAAAAGTCTATTATCGTACATGATTCTGTGCCATTATCAACTATAGCAAAAGAGGAGTAAACAATGGGAAGGCCGCGAAAAAAAGGTATTATACCTGAAAAGGTGTTGAAATGAAGATAAATTTAGAAATAGAAATTGATAATGGGAAAATAAAATTTAATGGATTTTATACATCAGAAAATCAGATGCAAGATTTTGATGTAATAATAATGACAATCGCATGTATTGATATTCTTAAGCAAAGGCTAGTCAAAGGAGAAGCTATTATTGAGCCAAGCTTAGCATGTTGTTGGAATGAAGGAGGTAACTAATGGGAAGGCCAAGAAATAAACCTAATATATCGGAAAATCAGGAGATAACCCAACAAGAAAAAACATCAATCAAAGAAGATGATCTTCTGCCAAAGAAAAGCCTTTTCCGGGTTGATGAGGTAGCGGATCACTTTGGTGTTACAACCAGAACTATTTATACCTGGATTGCCCACAATATTTTACAGTCCGTAAATCCGGGCGGGATTGTGCGTATTCCACGCGAATCAATCCTGAATTGCAGGTTCAAAGATATGTTTTTGAGGGATGATATTCCGTAATATTTTCATCTCATTTCATAATTTTTCATAATTCTTCACGGAAAATTCATCCTTTCTCATTTTCCCCTTGATTTTCCTGTTTTCCAATCCGTATCATATTAGCATCTGAATAAACATGCTTGCCCGATAGATCACTGGCCAGATCTATCGGCACAATGTCTTTAAGGGGTAGTGTGGACTCCACACCGGATTTATCCGGTTCACACTGCCCCTTTTTCTTTTGGTCCGGGAGAAATGTGAAAAAGCTGCTTGCATTTTTCGCAGTCGATATCCGGGATATTCTATTTTTTGGAGGCATGGGAATGCTTGGCTATGGTCTTTATCTTTGGATGGGTCAATGGCTGGCTCTCATGGTCTGTGGTTCTTTATTGATGCTTACTGCATACTTCATGCGAGGCAGAGCTTGAGTATTGTATCACGCTTAGCACGTCCGAAAGCAATGGCGCAGCCAGGCTGGGGACCCACAGATGATCGTTGGTATAACCCTGGTGGTGCGTTCTATGGCGGGTATTTTCCTACTGAAAGCGGCGTTTCTGTTGATTCAAATGCCGCTATGCGTCTTATTACCGTTCAAAATTGCGTCCGGGTTCGGGCGTTCACCATATCGCAACTCCCCTGCCATCTAATCGAAATCAAGGGGAATCAGAAGGAACATGCCACTGACTTCTATCTCTATGAGAAACTTCATGATCAACCCAATTCCTGGATGACTGCCTCTGAATTCTGGGGCATGGCCGAAGCCCACGTTTGCCTCCGGGGTAACTTCTATGCCTACAAAATGGGCCTTACTAAAATAGATCAACTCGTTCCCATCAAATCCGATGCCGTCACTAAAGTTGAACAGAATGATGATTTTTCTCTCGTTTATCAAATCAAATTCAAAGACGGCAGCATCCGGCCAATACCGGGCCAAAAGATATTCCACCTTCGGGGTCTTACGCTTGATGGAGTAATAGGCGTTAACCCCATCGAATATGCACGGGAAACTGTCGGAACGGGGATTGCATCGGCCAATTTTATCGGGCGTTATTTTTCCAAGGGCCTCCATCCAGGGGCAGTAATCAAACACCCCCTGGATCTCAATTCATCTGCTTATTCTAATCTCAGAGAAAGCCTAAATAAAAAATACCAAGGCCTCGGGAAAACTTGGGAATTCATGCTCATTGATAGCGGAATGGAGATCGATTTTCCTACCATCAAATTAGTCGATGCTCAATTTCTTGAGCAGATGAAAATGAATGAATCTCAGATATGCGGTCTGTTTCGGGTACCGCTTATGCTGATTCAATCTGGGGACAAAACGCCAACCTATGCTTCGGCTGAACAGTTTATGCTCTCATATTCTATCTATGGCGTTACTCCTGATGTAGTCAATTACGAAAAATCTATCCGCAGGGATCTTCTAACCCCACAGGAGCGGAAAAAGTATTACGCAAAATTTGAAGTCAGGGCACTCCTCCGCTCCAGCTTCAAGGAGCAGATGGAGAGTTTCGCTACCGCCATCGACAAAGAGATCCTGTCACCAAATGAAGCTAGAGCATTAATGGATATGAATCCCTATGAAGGCGGAAACGAATATCGTACAAGGACGTCTACCATCAGGGAAACTCAACAACAAGGAGAACAATCATGAAGTTATCCTATCGCAATCAAAGAAATGCTGAAATTATAGCACGTTACTGGAACAAACCACTGGACAAGCCGGACTGGTTTGAAATCAAGGCCGAGAAAGACGATGTAGTCGAAATTTTCATTTATGATGTTATCGGCTGGCCGTTTATTGACGCTCAGGAGTTTGTAACTGCTTTATCCGGTATCAATGGTAAAGACATCCTTATCCGCATCAATTCTCCCGGTGGAGATATTTTCGATGCCCTTGCTATGTTCAATGCCATTGGCGAGTATAAAGGGAAACTCACCATTCGCATCGAATCCCTGGCCGCATCATCTGCTTCTATTATCGCCATAGCAGGCAAAGAAGTTCAAGCATATAAAAATACAATGATGATGATTCACGAGCCCTGGGCTATTGCTATCGGCAATCAATACGATTTCCGTGAAATGATGGAAATCCTCGGAAAAATAAGCGGAAATATAATCGATACCTATGCTGATAACAGCAATATCGGCAAACGGGATATCAAATCCATGATGAAGGACGAAACATGGTTTACCGCCAAAGAGATGAAAGAAAAAGGCCTCATTGATACTATCCTTGATGGTGATGGTGTCAAGGCCAAATTCGATTTGTCTATGTTTTCTAAAACACCCGAAACTCTTCAAGGCCAACGTGAAGGGCGGGAGTTTACAATTCGAGAAATCGAGGCGGCTCTGCGGGATGCAGGTGCCAGCCGTGCATTTGCGAAGGCCGTAGCTGCGGGATGTAGCCAAAAGCCGGAGCCGGTAAAGGAAGAACCAGAAGAAGAAGACGCAAGCCTGCGGGATGCTGCGTTTGCGGCACTCAAAACGCTAACAATTGATATGTATGGAGGTTACAAACAATGAACGAAGACTTGAAGAAAATCATTGAAGATCTCAATAAGGCGTTTGCCACATTCAGGGAAGAGAATGACACACGCTTGAAGGAGATCGAAAACAAGGATCATTCCGATCCCCTCTTGACCGAGAAGGTTGAGAAGAT